ACATAAAAAGAAAATTGGGCCTCGACCCGCAAGAGTAGGTAAGGGATTTTTATCTACTGCGGTAGATGAAGAATTAGATATGTATTTAAAAGATTCAGCCCCCAAAGGTGTACTAACAATTAAAAGTTTATAGGAGTAAATTATGTCAGTAGATGTAACAAAGATTAGTAAAGAACATGAATATGTAATGCAACGCCATTCTAGAATGGTTGGAAAGATTTTAGACTTGGTGGAAGCATCCCTTCCCGAAGGAACTCAATGTGAGAAGCTAAAAAAGCTCTTACAAGTGCCAATGTATGATTATCGAAACGAAATACTATATTTAGTTGAACACGGACTTCCCGAAGTAAATGAAAAATAAATGCGAATTTATCGAAATTCGTAGGTTTTTCGCATAAACGTAGTATAATAAAAGGTCTAGAACAAATGTACTAAGACGTTTTTTTGTGTGGTCGGGAGTGGCTTAGACCAACCATACATGTTAAGATATCGTAAGGATATCTATTAATTGGAATGGAATGGAATATATAGGAGGAAATTCTACTATGGCTGAGAATATGGAACGTATCGAGAAAGCATTAGAAGGCAATGGCCTTGCTCTCTCTGCGGTTGCCGAAGTACTCCAGAAAATGGATGCTAGGTTCGCAAAAGCCGATGAAGATGAGGAAGAGAAAAGACAAGAGGAAGAAGACGCAGTTGAAAAAGCTGCACTCGTTAAGGAATTAGCTACAGCAGTAGCTAGTGTTCTAAAAGCTGATCAAGGTATGGATGTTGATGGTAAAGAGCGTAAAGCTCAATCTACCGGAGGAGCCGCAGGAAAAGCTGATGACTCTGAATCCGCTGCCAATATATCTTCAAAAATTGAAGAACAGCAAAACACCATCCAAGCTATGAAAAAAGCTGACGATGATGATAAAGAGAATGACGAGTATGTGGATGAGAAAAAAGCAGAAGATGCACCTGACGATGACAAAGATGTCCCTGAAGACGATGATGCCACTAAAGCTATGAAATACAAAGCTGATGACAACGACGACGACAAGGACGACGACGAGGCAATGGATGAAATGAAGTCCATGCAGAAAGAACTTGATTCTCTCCGCAAACAACTCGCCGCTGTCGAAGGTGGACTAGAGAAAGCTATTCAAACTGAGTCTGAAGATAGACTTAGAAAGATGGGCTTCCGAGAAGAGACTGGACTGGTTGCACCACAATTGTCCGCACTTGGAACTGATGGAACAACACCGATTGTAAAATCAGCTACTGGGGGCGACACAGTTGACCAACTCACCAATCTTTCATATGGAGAACTACGAAATCTTCAAATGAGAATTCAAAATGGTGACACTACAGGAGTTCCAAAAGAACTTCTATAAACAAAGTTTTAAGAAATTAGGAGATAAATTTAATTATGGCTAATCCTTCACTAAGTGAATATCTAGCACAATCACAACGAGGTTTATATAACTCCGTTTTTGGCCCAGAGTATCTGCAAAAACAGACATACTTTACGGTTGATACTGCTACTGGTATTTTCAACACTACATATGGTAGGAAGGTGTGGCAAGCATTAAACAACCAAACCCGTTTCTTCAACGCTATCCCAAGAACAGTTTGGGGTAGTACCGCTGGTTGGCGTATCAGAACAGACAGAGGTTCGAGTCGATCTCGACCTGTGACTGAAACTGGTTCGATCCCAACAGTTGACGTTTCCAATATCGAATCAATATCTAGTTTACCTAGAATTGTTTCGACCACATTTGGTGCTTCAGTAAAGTCAGTCTTTACTGCACAGCTTGAAGGTGGTATCGGAGATGTTTTGGCGATGGAGAACGAGAATGCCCAGCTTGACCACGTTAAGGAAATCAACGAAGAACTCACAGCGGGTTCTATGTACTTGGCTTCCGCTGGTAGTACAACTACCTCTACCGTCCCAGCCGCCGTTTCCAAACACATAAAAATTGGTGACGTTCTTACGGTATGGGATACATCAGCAAATGACTGGATTAATACATCTGGTGTAACAGTTTCGGCTGTAAACACTTCAACAGGTGTAATAACTCACGGTACTACTACCGCTGCGGTTGCAGACGGTGATGGTATTGCGATTTACAGTCGTGCTGGTTTCACATCCATAGATGACATCGTTGCTCAAGACGGAGCATCAATGGGTGGAGTTTATGACTCCAATGCTAACTTCGCTGCAAATGGTGGAGTTCGAGCATACGACCTTACTTATGGTGATCGTACTTCAGGTAACTGGAATGCGGCTGCCACAATAAGTGACAACAATGGTACAGGCAGAGACCTTTCTCTGAATCTAATAGATAACTGTATACAGAATATTCGTACCAATGGTGGTGAACCAAAAGTCATCGTCCTTGGTCACGACCAATACTTCACACTTGAGAGACTACTAAACTCTCAACAGAGGTACATGGGACAAGAAGAATACCAAGTCGGTGTCGGATCGGAACGAACATTCCCCGGTACACGAACTGGTTTAGTTCTTGCTACTTATCAAGGTATTCCAATTTTGCCAGATGCTGATACTCCTAAGAGTGTTAACACTTCTGACACAGTTCTAGGGTCAAACATTTATGTTCTTGACACAGACTATCTTGAAATTGCGGTGGCACAACCTACGCAGTATGTGGAAAACCGTGACTACTTCGCAGCTAATGCGTTGGTGGTTCGTGGTTTACTATACACTATGGGTGAACTTCGCTGCAAAAACTTCTTTGTACAGGCTAAGGTAACTGACCTTAATACTTAAAAGAATAAATTGTTGGGGGTGATTATTGTAATCACCCTCAACTTCTAATGAATGTAATGTAATGTAATGGTGAATAATGCAAAGTGTATATACAAATGGCGTGTTGCAAAGTCTGGATATTCAGACTAAAAGAATGGTCGGGGAAGTAATGAATCTATTAGAAGCTTCATTACCTGACGTTCCTGCAACAATTGCTTTGAAGAAATCAATCAAGCAAGCTATGTGGCGTACAAATCGCAATGTTCAGGATGAAGTGAATAGTATGTCTTTCCAATCCATGGAGGATAAATAGAATGAGTAAACATACATTTAAACTATCTGATGTAACCGGAGATACTAGGGGACTAGCCCGACTTGCATTAGGATACGACTGGAACTACTTGGCTGATGCTGAGACTTTGCTTTTTGGTAGCACGGATGAAACCGCTTTCAGAATGCAGAATATGAGTCCGGGTACTGGTATTTCTACTGGTACAGGCACAATTTATAAAGCTAACGTAACTGTTGCAGGAGACTTAATCAAGACTGAAATTTTAATTGATCTTACTGGATTAACTTCCGCAGCAGCGGCTGATATTATTGGTGTGAACGATGCAGCAAACTGCCATCTTGGTCAGATTACTGCCGCTTTGAATGGTACAATTGTCGCAGGACATATCGAATGTTTCGAGACTCCTACAACCGGCGAGCCTGACATTGATGTGTATTCAGCGACAGAAGCTACTGGTACAGAAAATGCCGCAATAGGTGATTTAACTGAGGCAGCTTTGTTAAACACTGGAGCGGATTGGACACTGACTAAGCAGAAGATGGCTCTTACGGCACTTCCTGCGGCAGACCAATACTTGTATCTTGTTGCCTCTGGTGGGGGTGATGCCGGTGTTTATGACGCTGGTATTTTCTTGCTTACGCTTTACGGTCAAGCAGCATAATAAAAATAAATAATAGATAGTCACCTCCTACTTTGGGGGTGGCTACTATACAATAGAATATTGGACTACGAGGATAAGGATAATATACAATGACAAATGCTCTAAATACTGATTGGAACGGGTGGGAACGAGACCCAAGTACTCGAACCAGCGTTCATGCATTTACTAAGTATGTTCCATTTAGGGATGCTACTGTAGCAAATGATGCAGTCACAACACTTTTAACTGTTGACAGAGGAGTACCTTCTGTAAACCTTGTGGCAAATCCTCGAATAGAACATGCCACGATTAGTGAATTTACAGCTGATGGTTCAGCAATATCTAGAAGCACTGATCAACAAGATACTGGAGCAGCATCATTATTAGTTAATCCTGATAACTCTGCGGCGGGTGAAGGATTTTATTGGGCGACCCCAACAATGTCTGGTAATATACATGACAATGAAGTATGGCTAACGGCTCAAGCTACCGTAAGAGGAGCTTCAGCTAGTGGGGATGCTGAGATTGCTATCCAAGATTCAAGTGGAACAGATATTATAACAGGTAACTCTGTTAGTTTGAGTACATCCTTTCAGCAACTTCAGGTTAAATATCATCTTCCTCAAACCGGAGCCGCTGCTTATAGAGTTATAGTTCGATCAACAACTCAACATAACATAAACTGGTATACAGATAAAATTCATGTGGAACAAAGAGTTGGAGATAGCAACTATGCGGCTTATGTTGATGGGGCACAAGGATTAAACTACGAATGGGAAGACACCGCTGATCTATCTCCTTCAAGACGAAGAGCAGGATTAGAGGTGATACGTGGAATCAAATTACGAAATGAGTCCAGTACCGCAGCGGATATTATTTATATAGGATTAGATTGTGATGCCTCTGCCACAACAGGAATCCCAGTATTAGGTGGAGATACATTTGAAACTAACTGGCCTATTGATTTTAGATCAAAGGTCACTGTACTAGCAGCCCAGAATACTCCAGCAGCACACGGAGTTATCTGGGGTATACATCAAGGATAACCAATGGTATTAGCAACTGATACAAACCGAAACATGTACCAATTTGTATCTCAAGATGCAGAGATACTTTCATTAGAGAAAGCTGCTAAACGTCCTTTGGAAGTAAAAGATATCTCAAAAGCATTAGATGAATACAAAAGATTATATAAAGCTGGAATTCATTCACCAGCAGAACTAATGACTCTGGTTAGAGCTTTTCCAGAGAACCAAACATATACAGGAGCAGCCCAGAAGATGGGATTGTTTGACGATGATTTTGAACCTATGGTTGTAGGTGGCCCAGCATCTGTGGAACTAGTTGACAGAGAAGGACATCTTATAACAAACAATGCCCTTTCAAAAGCTTTTGACAACTACATGGAAAATTTCCGTACTAGGAACGCAATGGTATTACATTCTGATGTTCAAGTAGGCTGGGCGTTACCAGCATACATCTCTAAAGCAGGGAACATATATAAATCAGGAGTTGATCCAGCAGGATTATTCTTCATTACAGAACTACGTGATGATACTCGTATTGCAAAGAGGGTTATGGAACAGATCAAAGAAGGTAAACTAAAGTCTTATAGTATTGCAGGAAGTGCAACAAAGACTCAAAATATTCAAAAGGGTATGCAAACATACATGCAGGTAGATGATATGGAACTAGCTGAAGTTACTGTATGTGAAAAAGGAGTCAACCAAGAAGCAGCCTTCGATATTCTAAAGGCAGAGGGAGGTGCTCCTACCTCAACATGTATAGATGGTAGTTGCTTAATAAAAAGTAATCATGCTCATGATGTGGAATACCAAACAACTTTACTAATTAAAGAAGATGGTAAGGTGGATTTTCTTTCATCTTTTTTAAATCTAATGAAAGACGATAACCCATTTACAAATACAGTGGGAACAGATGATACAGATATACTAGGTGAAAAATCTTATCGGGGAAGAGAACAACTTCATCATAGATTATTAGATGAACAAGGATTTCCAGCAGAGGTGGAACCAGAACAAAATAGATATATACCAGTATCTGAAACTGAAGTAGATGATGATGGTAAAGTTATTCACCAAAAGCCACCATGGATTGTCAATGAAGCAGGACAAGACTTGGGAACGAGACATGTTAATGAAGCTCTGACTAGTCCATCTACAAAACAGATACACGATAAACCTTATCATGTTCAGAAATTTCTTGGCTTTACAGGACAACGTAAAAAAGGATTGATAATCGAAGGACATGATTCTGCACTTGATACCTTTCTAACAAAAGATAATGATCAAACAGAAATGTCCGTACCTGCTGTTAATAAAGTAGGAGCTAAACCTTACGCTGAAGCTCCAAGATTAGTTCCTATATTAGTTAGACTAATGGGGAATGCTAAAAAGAAATTAAAAAAATCTGGAGATTGAAAACACTAGGAACAGTATCAGTTGATATTGTAGAGATTCATAAAGGAGGATATTATGAACGAATGTAAATGTGGCGGAGCATGTAAATGCGGGGAATAGTTGCTAGAATTACTGTCATTGCTCCACTATTAATAGGAGTAGTTATTGCAATAGTTTTA